TTCTGTATCCGATGAAGTAGGAGTAGGAGCCTGTTGTGTAGGAGAAGCCAACTGCTTTTTTGGAGCAGTAGGCTGAGTAGCTACTTTTTTTTTTACATTGAAGTACTCATCTATAGTACTTGATATTTGCTCGTTAGTTACATTATCTTCAAATGTAAATGTCTTTCCGTTTGCTTTTACTATTTTTGGCATATTTTATTGTATTTCAACTGTAATTCCTCCCTTACTTGTAAACGTATTACCTCCTGTTTGTGCTCCCTCTGATTTTTGTATAGTATTCCAATTAGTTAATGCCTGTGGTTCAAGATACTCATAAAGTTCTTTATATCCTTTTAAATATCTTCTTCTAACAGGATCGTATATTTGACTAGCTACATTTGATATTTTTGCAATATCAGGAGGCACCATCTTGCCTTCTTTATTTTTATGTGATTTTCCAGAATACATTACATCGGATGTAGTAGTTATCCCATCTTTTACATTCTTTTCTTCTATTTTTATCTCCAACTCTTTAGTTACGGGATTTATGTATATAGCCTTAAGGTTTTGAGGCACCTTTGAAAACTTATCTATAACTGGAACATCCATTGTAAATACAGATTTAGGAGTTCTCTTTTTAGTAGTAGGATCTAAAGAAGCAGCAGAGTATATGATATCCTGAGTAGTTGGCACCACTGGAGCAGGTTCACCACTTCTATCTGGAGCCCATCCTCTCCAAGTATTTTCAACCTGTTTTTGTTCGTATTTTACTCTCTCTCTTAAATATCTCTTTGCAGTTTCTTTAGCTGCCGCATCCTGTTCTTTAGTAAAAACTGGCTCTGGATTTCCAGATGCATTTAACTGTACGAATATTTTAGAAGGATCTTTCTTAGCCTCATCCGCATTTATTGTTGGAGTATATCTTTTACCCTTTATGTCTCCATAATCAGTCAAAACAGATAACGCGCTTAATGGATTGCTTGTAAGACCATTAGCTACATTATTCTCGAATAAATCAAAGTCTTTACGAGCAGTAGCATCATCTATGGTCCAAATACCACCAGCGCCAACTCTTCCTACTCTTGTAAACGCAGCTATTTTATCAGCCTGAGAATCAAGCTCTTTATCAAGTTGTACCTTTGGTATGAGTAAGTTTCGTTCGTTATTAAGCCAGTTCACTTCGATAACATCGTTTGGATCTTTACCAGCAATAAATCCTCTACCGCTCTTAGGATCTAGTATAATGTTCTTATCCTTCAAAGAAGCGGCAAGTCCTAATGTTTGTGCCATATAGTCAGAAGCAGCTGATAAGTTTCCAGCTTTATTTTCTGCAACATACGTTTCGTATGCAGCCTTAGCGTTCTTACCTACAGCATCAATCTGATTGAAGGTATCCATTGCGTTCTGATTGAACATATTAAAGTCCTTCTGAGACGCTCTGCCTTCTCTAACTAGTTTAGCGTAATCACCAACAGCACCCTTGAAATTATAAGCAGCCTCAGTAAGTTTTGTATTTAAAGCCTCGTCCTTGCCAAGAGTAACCTTACCTATAGAAGTAAGGGTATCATTTGTATCTTTCTCTAATTTATCTCTATTAGCCTGTCTAGCAGCCTCGCTATCAGTTAATGATTTCTGAACACCTTGTATAACAGTCCCCCAATCAAATACTGGGGTTGCTTTTACATCTGCTGGGTTAACTATTCCTCTATATTCTGGCATACTATTGTCCTTTATTTAAAAATGATAGTGAACTCATCCAGTCTGGAGTTTGATACGGATTAGGTTGTGGTCCAAACGTATTGGCAGATACTGGTTGGCTTGTATTTTGTCCAAAACCAGTACTCATTGCTGGTGGATTTTGCTTATAATAAGCAGCTGTTTGAGCTTGTTGAGCTGGAGTTTGAGGAGCTTGTTTAGCAGCTCCAAATGAATCAATCATTCCAAGTCCAGTATTTAATATTCCAGCACCCGCTTGAGCAGCACCGCTATATAATCCTAACTCAGCAGCTCTTGCTTCAGCAGCAGTCTTTTGAGCGCCAGCTAATCTTTGCTCTTCTAATCCAGCTAAATTTTGATTAACATTCGTAGCAGATTGTGCTTGAGCAGCACCTAATTTATATAAATCTTGAGCCATTGCATCTCTAGTCTCAGCCTCTCCTGCAATACCAGCGGCAGCAACCTTACCGAGTCCTCCAGCTAATTGTCTAGGATCTCCCTCTTGTAATGCTCCAACCAATTGACCTACCTGAGAGGTAGTCTCTCTAGCAGCTCTTCCATAGGCCTCCATAGGAACCTGTAACGCACTAAAAAAATCTTGGCTTAATAATTGTTCTTGCTTTCTAGCAGCATCTTCAGCTGCTCTTTCTGCCGACTTCTGTGCATCTGCTTGCTGACTTGCCTGTACTAAATCGGTAGCTATATTTACAGCTCCCAATCCCATAGTTACCCAAGGTGTTGCTGCTGATAATCCTCCTGCTAAACCTCCTGTAGCTCCCGCTGCGCCTGCTGCACCACCTGCTGCTGCTCCCATATTATATCTTTTTTATATATTCAACAATGTTTTTAGAAGATGACATGTAATTTGCATCTTCAAATAATTTCTTTAATACTGGATTACTACTTACTGTCATAATAAGGTCATATCCTATGCTTTTCATATATTGCTCTGTGTTGTAAAGCAAAAAATTAAGAGCGTTCTTTCTGTACTTCTTCTCTGCGTCTTTATTTCCAGTTATAAAGCCAATCCAGCACCAGGCAGAATCACTAACATAAACTGGAGCCGCATACAAATCAATTCCTTCTGTACTAACCACGAATATTCTATGTGGTAACGATGTCTTTTCGAGTACTGGGAAATCCCATCTTATCCACCATTTTACTAGTGTTTCATAGTAAGTATCTCTATTTTCTAACCTACACTCGTGCATCGTACAAAGATACTAAATTTAAGGATAACTTTTGAATATGTTACTTCCTATAGAAAACATCTCTACCCTTGATGTATTATCATTCTCTAATTCAATCTGCATATAGTATCCACGAACACCATAAGATTCAGCAATTGAGTTTTGGAAATAAAATATAAAGTCTGTTACCAATGGTATATTACCACCGCCAGTTGTGTTTATTGTTATTGTTGTATTTGTCTTATTTATTATTTTACCTAGCTTCAAAGGAACTCCCGCATTGTTCTTATACGCATTAGCGCCAATAGTTATTATACTACCTAGATCATATCCAAATGTAACTACCACGGCAGCTGGAACAGTACTATTTATAGATACTGGAACACCTATGCCCTGAGTTGAACGCAAGTTTAAATCTTGAGTATTTGCATTACTTCTTATATAAGCAAAATAATCCCCCTCCTTTAATTCGAAATATGACTGATCAATAAATCCAGTGGATAAATCAGTAAGTATATTGCAGTTCCAACTATCCTCACTATTTAATGATATGGTATTAAAATTCTTAACAGATCCCTGATCTACATTAAATACAGTCGTTATCTTAGATGTATACTGTACATTATAAAACTTATTTCTTGTTTCATTAGTATTATGACGATACAGATTTCCATTGCTAAATGAATAAAAATAAGAGTTCATACCAATCATATTCTCTGGTATATAAGAGAAAAATGAGGTCCATCCCTGACTATCGTTACTGAATGCTAGTGTGTTTTCCATTTAGTCCAATGAAATTACTTCGAAATGAATTTTTAAGTTCTGTGTTTGGCTATTTGTTTCTGACTGAATATAATAGAATTCAGTGGTAGATACCTTATGAAATGATTCTCTTCTAATTTCTGTATCAGCGGTATATGTTCCAAGACTTTCAACGTATGACCTTACATAGTAATTAGTAGATGGCATAGCGTCGGTAAGTGTAATTAAAACACCACTACTTGCAGTTCCAACAGCGCTAGTAATATCTCCACTAACAGTTAAAGACACTCCATCACCCACTGGTAAATTAACTCCAGTAATATATCCAACATAATTGTTTAGAGTTTTTCCGTAATTAAGCAGTGCAATTTCTACCTCTCTGTGTTCAGCAGCTGTAATGTTTGACGCACTTGCTAAGTTTGTATTTATTAAATCTAATACTTCTGTATAATTCATTTTTTATAGTTTTAAAAAGTTGTTTTATAATCACTTGGTGAATAATCTAATGCCGAATAATCAGGTTCTCTATAATCCCATACCATATATAAATATTGAGCACCCAATGGATTATCATATACAAATGAAGACTCATATCTTCCAGTTGCTGGATTTAATATAGGTGAACAGGTTGTTAATAGCGGTGTTATAATATTAGCGTCTCCTTCAGAATAAAGCGTATTAGACACTAAATATTTAAATGAGTATCTAGTTTCGTCAAATATAAAATCATCGCTAGAAAGCTTGTTAGATTGCATTTTAACAATACTTCCAATAGCTGGAATAACACCTACCGACGGCATACCTGATATTTCATGGTATAAAGAAACTCCATCAACCTCTAATATCACAAAATCAACATTATATACGCTATTAAAAGTACCTAAAGACCAATTAAAATTATTATGAATAGTTTGATCTGCTACTATTGGAGAATTATAAGTTATATTTATTACAGATATAGGAGATTCGTAAGGACACTTTGTAAGTATTAAGTACGAAGATAACTCTAAACATTCTACTATAACAGTTATTGTATCTGGATATAATGAATCCTTATAAAAATTAACAAATCCACTTCCAGTAACTACTTCGCTTATAACCTCTACTCCATCATAAATTACAGATAAATTAGCAGATCCTTCTATAAACTCATATCCAACACTTAATCCACCTATAACACCTCCTACTTCTACATCATAGGTATAAGTGTCATTTACTAATTGTCTAGATATAGTACTATTACATTTGTAAACATCAGGAGCAACTGGTAATGATTGATTATTTGTTGAAAGGACATATTCGTTCATATATGGATCAAATCCACCAATCTTTTGGTTATTGAATGTATTCTTAAACTCGTCTCTAAACCAGTTCTTTAGCCCAAAACTAGATATAACCTCTAACTGTTCTCCAGCATAACTCTGAGCATTAGCTCCAGAACTTCCTTTTAAATTCAATACAGCATTACGTTTAGAATCAGTAAAGAATACTTCGCTTCCACGAGATGCAAAACTCTCAGGGTTATTACTAATACCATAGTTCTCAACTCTAGACATCTGAGTTCCAAGAACTTCAGGAATAGAAGCAATAGCACCTCCAGCGGCAGCATCAGAAAGTAAATTTTTTCCAGCTAGTACATAAGATATTTTATCCTCTTGAAGTACAAGTAAATCAGTCTTACGAGCAAATAGTTTATTTATTGGTCCAAATGATTTCTCACAATCCTTCCAGTTAGAAAGGGCAAGGTTAAACTCATTCAGTTTATTTATATTTGTTTCAGCATTATATATTCCACTATATGTAAGTCCAGCATATCTGTCGGCCTTCTTAAATTCCTCCTGAGATACAGCAGTAACTCTACTTCCTAAATAGAAAGGAGAACCTATAAGCGAATCATTTATCTTATAACTCTCAACACCATTTCCAAACGTAAAACAGTTAAAGAAGTTTAAGTCAACTACTGCTGGAGTTGTAGATGTTTGATTAGAAACGTTACCAGAATGCAGACCATTTACAATAGAAAAGTTATCACTTCCTTCATAGTATATCTCAGCATCAGCATCATCAGCCTCAGTCTCAAATACCATTAAAGACGTAGCTCTTTGAACTGTAATTTGTATAGCTGTTCTTGAAAACCTAGGTCTTATACCTCCGCAAAAAGGTGTTCCAGTAGTAACTACTAACCATAATTCACCAGTGTCTTCGTTAATTTGAAATTCATATTGATTATGATTTTGAATAAATGGAAGATGACAGCTTGGGCTTGTAGGACAGTCAATAAAATCCTCTAAACTAGAAGTTTGATCATTTTCATTAGGTTCTTCACCTCCAGTATATGTTCCAGAACCAAAATCTATATTATTACCCTGTACGAAATCATATAAATTATCATAATCTTGAGAAGATGTAAATGTTTTATCAAATATATAACGACTTGAGCCACAATCACTTCCTCTTCCGTCTCTATTTAAATCAATATAAAACTTAATTCTACTACCAGCTGGAACATCATATGGCATATAAGGTTGATTTGATGGTCCTGGTGTTGGAGGATCTGTAACTACATAATCTGGATTATCAATACTACACGGATATAATGTTGTTTTACCAGTTTGTTTTGTACCAAAATCAATATAGCTATTAGGCTTATATTCAGCATTAAAATTAGATACCTTCAGAGCCATATATAATCCAGCAGGTTCTTCTATTTTAGTATCTTCTTCATTTACATTTCCAGATATAAAGTCTATAGGTTGCGATTTAAGCTCCAATACCTTTGTTTTTACCAAACTATTTAGAACTCCATTTGTATCAGACTTTACTATAAGGGTAGAATTTTCTTGAACCTTACTTCTATTATCTCCTTCTAATTTAAACCAAGTAAATCCAGTATCTTCAACATAAAACTGATTTGAGTATACTATCTGATAGTTTGACTTAGAAGGTTTAACTACAAATTTATATCTTGTAGCCCAACTAGGAGCTAAATTATCAATTGTAGCTCTAATGTTATTCTTAGTCTCGGAAGCAGATGCTGGTATAAATACAGTATTAAATGTATCCACCAATGCAGTAGAACTTCTGTTGTACTCATCCATATAAACTATAGCAACCTCGTAATCTCTATTACTATGTAAGCTTTGTCTAGCTCCTATTTTAGAAAATGCTGATGAAAATGTAGAGTTATTAAAGTACTCATACGCATAAAAATAAGTTCCTAAATTATCAGGGTCTTCTATTTGAAATTCAACAGCTGGAACTTGAATAGTTATTGTAGTCCCAGATGGAGTTGCTGTAATTGTAAATCCGCCATCAATACCAACTACGCCAGTACCGACCTTAGTCCAAGATTCTGTAAAAGGAGGAAATACTCCTTTAGCTACTAAAGAATTATTAAATATATCAGTAAGAGATGTGCCTGGCTCACCAAATGGTTGGTGCGTATAAATTGCGTCTACAAATTCAGCACTTGTGGCTAAATCATAAACGCTTGAGTAATCTCTTCTAAGTGTAAATATAAAATCATTTTGAAATTCGTTATAAGGAGCAGGAGAGTCTGGTGGATTATCATAGTCTGCATATCCAGAAAATGACTCATGTAACAATGAAAATGACATTGAAAACAATGACCCATCAACTAAATCAACTCCATCTAAATCAATAGTTACGGTAGAATTATTAGACACGATAGCCTCAGTTGGATCTATTCTATATGTAGATCCATCATTTAAATCATAAGGAAGTTCTAAATAGCTTATATTTTCACTAATAACATCTAATGAGTAGTCTAACGGATAATCAATATCATATCCATCAACATAGTTGCCATAAATAAGTCTATTACCCATCGAGGTTTGAGACTTAGCTGTTCTTGGAACATTATCATATAGTCTTAGTAACTCACTCTCGGTAAGGATTGTGTATATCTTTCTATTATTAAATGATATTGTTCTAGTTTCATTATCTAACCACCCTTGTTCAGACTTCTTATACCTTTCAATTACATTTATAATATTTGAATCAGACAATTTAAAACATAAATCAATACCAATTACGTGTTTGTTTCCAGTATCAAATGAAACATTTACAGAATTAAATATATTCTGCATTGATTTGTTGGTATAGGTAGAATAATCAAGTTCAAAATTTCCTGGCTCAAATGCTATCTCACTAAATTGAGATAAAGCACTATACTCATTGTCTTTATACTTGTATCTATAACTGAACGATATAAATCTTTCGGTTATATAATTCTCCTCTCCAGCTTGGTTGTAAAGCTGTAATGAAGGTGCCTCTAATGGAGGAGCTACAATAACAGATATGTCATCCTCAGATATTTGATCTACATCAAGCACAGGATGAGTATAACTCCTTGTTATATTTATTTTTCTTGGAGGATTTAAGTTATCGGTCCAAAATAATAAGTCGTCAATCTTATTTATGCCATTTATAAGGTAATCTAGACTAAAATTTAAAACTGTTGTAGATACTATATGGTATATTATTACGTTATTGTTGGTGTTATAAGATAATATCATATCTACATTACCTGGATCACATATAAACCAGTATAATGTTTCGTTAGAACCATCTTCATAAGATCCAATACATCTAGCATCTTTACCTAATGCGTTGCCTTGGTATCTAATATCTGTAAGCTGAGTATTTCCTTTAGAATTTTCTAATGCTCCAACGCTATTTCCTTCGCTTGAGCCAATCCTAATGTTTAATGCATCAATATATTGACCAGTAGGAACAACCCTCTCGTCAAAATCCTTGTTCATTTTACCAGCTAAGAAATTTACTTCAATGCTGCCATTAATATCAGATTGGTTTGCCATACTATTTTATCCATTTGTCTTTACCTCTCAGATTCATCAATAATCTTCCAGGGTGCATATTACTCAATCTTATTTTTGCGTTTCTTAAAAGGGCTGTTTTGTCCTTCTTAGCACGTTGTACAATATATTCTTGTACTCCTGTTTTATTATTCAATACAGCATACCTTATATAAGCATACATAAACTCTTCAGCAAGTTTATTTACCTGAACCTCAGCATCGTCTCCACCCTCCATACCATCAGAAATGTACTCTAAAATACATAGCTCTCCAGCCATTCCAGAACTAAAATTAATTACTCCTGATTGCTTGTCTATTCTGTACGTAGGATTTGAGTTTGCTGTCTCTGTATTTAAACCAAAACGAGAACCGACATTATAGTCAAAGTACCATCTTCCGTCAATGTTGTATCCCTCTCTACCAGAGAATTTACCCTCTCCTAGATAGATTGTTCTTACTTGATCATTAATTCTGTCATAGTCTAATATGGACGTACCCTCTAAAACATCGCCATTCTGGTCAAATAATACTCTACAGTTATTATCTTGTAAATAACTATTACTATAATTCGCCTGTATATTCTCAGAAAGAGGTCTAAGTATTCCGTTCTTGTATAAAGACATTCTAACATAGTTAACATAATTGTTTGGAAGGACAAATTTTAAATCATCACAAATACTAATCTCAAGAATCTTTATTTCCTTTAATGCATCATAATTTATCTCTTGGATACCACGCTTAGCATGGAATAAAATATTATATTTACTAACGTTATTTATTAATTTGTCATTTCCAACATACATCAACATAAAGTTGTTTACTAGGTCAGATAGTGATATGTATTGGTAAGAACCCCAGTTTTCATTCTCAGGATTATTACCAGAATTTTCATAGTATTGATAACCGTTTAAGTAAGCCATATTATCCCTCTGTTTGTTTGTTAGTAGTTTCTTCCGAAGTAGCAAACGCATACACATCAGCCTCTCTAATAGATATACCTGCGTATTGTAGTATTTTAGCTACCAATAAAGGCTCATCAGAGTATGGTATCTCAAAGTCTTGGTAAAGAGGATCTGTTTGATTAAATAATGGAGCACCACCTGACATTAATTGATAATAAGTCCACTTTGGATCCTTTGGCATTCTAACATATTGAGCACTTACTAACGAGTCAATAGTACTTGGATATATCGTTAATGAAGCACCTTCCATAGAGTACACAGGGAACATAGTAGATGGACTTGTAAGATTTGATGATAATAAATATATCAACTTATCTTGAGTAACTCTATCTATCTCCTTTGTGTTATTGTATCTAATAGAATTTAAGTAGTAATAATCAGTAGGTATGTCAAACGTTCCAGATGGTAAATCATAGGCTAATGTAGCCGTTGTTGAAAATATATCAATCGTTTCTTCTAATGATTTTACTAAATCAGAATATCCACTTCCAGACATTCTAGCATTCTGTTTAACTACCCAATTATTATACTGGTAAAAGTAGTTCTCAAATATATCTAACTGAGCCTGTTTAGCGTATAAGTTAAAATCTTCAGGTGTAATATACCCAAAGTTATTCTTATTAACCACAGACAATACAGTGTTTCTAACCGAATTTATCATTTATAAAACTTTTTACAAAGATAGTGAAAAAATATGTTGTACATTTGTGGTCTAAAAATTAATTATTGGCAGCAAACCATAAAAAGTGCCAATACTATATAAATAAAAAAAGGGAACGCTTAGCTCCCTTATTAATTTAATTAACGTGATTCTCTAGTAGTCGTAAGACCTCTAGTCCCTCATCTGTTTGAAGGTAGGACGCTAATATGTAAATATGATTTTCTCCGAATGGTACGGTAAGAACTTTCTTTTTATTGGAAGGTAAGTTATAATAAATATCTCTACCTTTATTTTTCAGTCTTAATATATCATGCTCAAAGAATTTAGCACAAGTATTCTGAAGTTGAAGCATTGGATCGTTCAACATCTCTAAGAACTGAATTGGATTTCTTCTAGCATATACAAAAACATCTCGCTTTAATTCAGCAGTAGACATCTTCTCAATCTTAGATCCAAGTAATACACGAGCTACAGCCTCAAGTAAGTCTAAACTTAAATCTCTTGCCGCAATCTGCGCATCTAATTCAGAAGATAACTTCTCTACATCAGAATTTGCATCCTTCTCTGTATTAACCTCTTCGAATATTGATCCATTAGCTGGGTGAATTTCTAAGAATTTTTGTAAAACTGGATTATTTCTAGGAACACTTAGTGCTCCATCCACAAAGATAATAGGTTCTAAGATAGCATTTCCATCCTGCTCATCCTCAAATGGGCTTTTTTGGTTTCTTGCATATCGTAACGCTCTTTGTGAAGTTCCATCAAAGTGCAATAATGCAGCTCTGTGGGTATTTCTTGATGCCAACATATAGGTAAGTGGCGTACTCTTTTTCTTTAGGATATATACTTTATCCGTTAATTCATTTTTCATTTTATAAGATTTAAATTATTTATTAAAATAAGAGAACACGGCGATTATCGCCGTGTCCCCTATTAAGGTATTAATTATGCTTCAAAGATGAAGAAGTTATTTGCACCTAAAGTACATAAAGCTCTTTCAGATAAGAAGTGAACTTCCATAGCATCTAAGCTAGAAGTAGAAGCTCCACCAGCAGAACCA